ATCGTGCTATGAGAGCACCGATTAACCCCAACAAACTCAGAGACAAAGGATTATAAATGCCATATCACACTAGTGCAAATTTATTTGAAGTAGGCGACTTTATTAGTCACGCAGGTCTACCACTGCCTTGGAAGATCGAATGCGATGCTATTAGACCAGAATGGTGGGACGGATTAGCACGTATGATTATGGACTATCAAACAGAACCTTTTAGTAAAGTAGTTGGCATTCCAAGAGGTGGATTACCATTACAAGGCGCAATGGAAAAGTATGTAACACCTGGCGATCATCCTTGGATGGTTGTTGATGATGTGTACACAACTGGTACTAGCTTTAGAGAATTCTGTACAACCAAACAAACAATGCATGCTTACAAGTGGTGTATTTTTGCACGTAAACCACTGGTAATAGATGAACCACATGACGTAAGAGCATTGTTTACTATGCCCGCTAAATAATTATAGAGAAAGCTATGTTAGACAAACTCAAGAACATTTTTAATAAAAGTAAAACAGTAGAAACTAAAGAACAAGCAGTTGGTCCATGGGTTAAGGTGATCGAAGTACACTTTGATAAAGATAACCCGCAACGTGGATATTTTGAACTGGATTGGAATGACGACTTTGTTGGATTACTAGGCGAAGCTGGTTATGCCGGCGCTACCCCCGAAGCAATTGTCGACTTATGGTTTAACGACTTATGTCGTAGTATTATACTAGATCAAGAGTCGGGCGAAGGCAATGTTCAATAATAATCAGATTGAAGAATTAGTAGAACTACTGAGTACACTAAACAGCGATACTAAAATTTATTTTGGCTGTGATAGTGTAAGAACAATCAAGAAAAACATTTGGTATGCACGTTATGCAACTGTTGTTATCGTACACAAAAACGGTAATAAAGGTTGCCGTTTGTTCAGTCATGAAGATACGCTGATAGATTATGATACAAAATATAATCGACCACGTATGCGGCTAATGAATGAAACTATTAAAGTGTGCGAAGCATATGTGCAACTTGCACCATTTATAGATGAATTTGATTGTGAGATACATTTAGATATTAACACAGACCCACAGCATGGTAGTAGTTGTGTAGCAAAAGAAGCTGCTGGGTATGTCCTAGGTATGACAGGGCTAGAGCCCAAACTCAAACCACAAGGGTTTGCTGCCAGTTACGGCGCAGATGGAGTTGCCCACGGGCGTAGTCAGAGATTTATAACAACATGAACGAATCACCAAAACTAATATTACTATCAGACATAATAGAACAAAAAGTTCGCAAAGAACGTGAGCTAGACTTTTATCAAAAAGAACTAGAAAAACTACAAGAGAAAATGTATTGGCTTAGACGTGAGATTGGATTAAACGAAACTATCATTGATATTATCAAAAATGACAATGTAGTAGACTTTAAAGAAAATATGGAAAAGAGACTTATCGATGATAAATAAATCGATGACATAAAGTAAGCTCAATTTTTTTTGAGCAAATTTTTTTTAGGTTGAAAGAAGGAAAAAAAATGACACAACTAATAAATCCAACAAAATTTACAAACACAGTGGGCCTTTTGAGGTCCTTTTTTTTAGACAAAGGTTTCGAAGAAGTACACACTCAAAATAGACTAAGCATACTTGCCGCATGTGAAGATCCGTTCAATGTAGCAACTTATAACTATGCAGGCAATACTTGGCCGTTGCCTCAAACAGGGCAGATGTGGTTAGAACATGAATTATTAAGTAGCCCCGATAGTAAGGGGTTTTTTTGTGTCAGCACAAGTTATAGACAAGAACCAAATGCAATACCAGGTAGACATGACATTATCTTTCCAATGTTTGAATTTGAGATGCCAGGCAGTGTAGATGATCTTAAAGCAATGGAATATGAACTGTGTGACTACTTGGGCTTTGATCCGCTAACAGAAAAAACATACAGAGAATGGCAACAACATTGGGGACTGAGTGCTGATACAGAAATGGAAGCAGAACATGAGCTAGCAATGGAAAGAAGTTTTGGCAGTTGCTTGATCACAGACTTCCCAGAACTAACAAGTCCTTTTTGGAACATGGCACGTAACGACGATGGCGAAACTGCAAAGAAAATGGATGTCATCTTAGGTGGTATGGAAACTATCGGATCGGCAGAACGTAGTTGTGATGTTGATATGATGCGTGATACATTCCACAGTATTGTAGACGGAGAGTATGCACAGTTATTATACAAACTGTTTGGTAAAGAACGTGTAGAAGCAGAACTAGAAGAGTTCCTCAAGTTTGACTTCTTCCAACGTGTTGGTGGCGGCATTGGTATGACAAGAATGATTGCGGCGCTGGACAAACAAGGAAAGTTTGCCCTAGCTGCATAACAGTTAATCCGGGGTGGTGAAATTGGTAGACACGCACGACTGTTTATCGTGTGGTAAGTAACTCGCAAAGTATTTACCGTGGAGGTTCGAATCCTCCCCCCGGAGCCAACTAATAAATATTTTAATGCAAGAATTTAAATCTAGTATTGAAAATTGGATCAACGACTTTTTAAGTAAACCATCGGCTACATTTAACAATTTACCGCCATGTCCTTTTGCAAAGAAGGCTTGGCAGGATAATGCTGTACACACACATTGGCTTAACGATACATTTGAGATCAAGTTAATTATCACAGCTGAACTAGAAAACTATACATATCATTGGCCCAAAGGCAAAGAAGTAGTAATACTAGGATTTGATCCCAATCGTATTTCACCACAAGAACTCAGCATCATAATCGACAACACATACAAATTATTAGATGACCGTGGATATATTGCACTAGAAGATCATCCCGATGAAGTAGAACAAGTACAGGATGTTGTACTCAATCAAGGCACTTACGGACTTGTACTAATACAACCCAAAGACAAACTAGACCTAGCCAGAGCTATGTTAGAAAAACAAAACTATTACAAAAATTGGACACCAAAATACAAACAAGAGGTTCAAACTCGTGAGTGATTTATATGCAAGATATAAGTTATCAGACACAAATTATCGTGTAAGCAAAAATGCTCAGTTGCTGAACAATCCTCCTTGTAAACTATTACAACAAATATACGACACATACTGCAAATACAAAAAGTTTGAAAGTGTTATGCCGTTGTTTGATGAAGACTTGTGTGCGCCACGCAGTGACATAATAGGATATTTTGATAACAGTAAACTAGTAGCGTTTAGTCATTACCATCGTTTCAATGATAAAAATGTCGAAGCAATACAATTTGCATGGGACTATGCAACTCCAAAACTACATTTAGGAATTAAAAGTTTACGCCATGAATGTGCTTATTACAAAGCTCAGGGTGTAGAATACATATACGTAGGACAAGCAGACGAATACAAAAAGAAAATTAATGGCTTTGAAATATGTGGATCTAGGTTTTAACTGGTTGACAAGTATAAATAAACATAGTATATTATAGTTAATAACAACAAAGGAACTTTAAATGTTACACACAGTCGGAACAGACAATTATGGTTGGTGCTCTAAGGAGGGCATGTTCTAGTGTGACGTAAAAGTTATTTTAGACATGGCCCTCTGTAGAAATACAGAGGGCTTTTTTTGTCGGTGAAGTGTTATGGTAGCACGGCGGTCTCCAAAACCGCAAGCGGGGGTTCGACTCCCTCCACCGATGCCAAGCGGGTATGCACAAGGTGTGTCGCCAGCCTTCCAAGCTGTGTAGTAGGGGTTCGATTCCCCTTACCCGCTCCAAAAACTCTTGACATTATTAATGAATACTGTTAGTATATACACAATAGCAATCGAGGACAATACATTGACATATATCTTAGTAGACACAGCAAACATGTTTTTTCGTGCAAGACACGTAGTACGTGGAGACAGCATTGAAACAAAGATAGGCATGGCTTATCATATTATGTTTGCAAGTATTCTCAAAGCATACAGAGACTTTAATGGTAGTCATGTTGTGTTTTGTTTAGAAGGTCGCAGTTGGCGCAAGGACTTTTACGAGCCTTACAAAGCAAATCGCAAAGCAGCTCGTGATGCACTTACACCTAAAGAAGCAGAAGAAGATCAAGCATATTGGAATGCTTTTGATGAGCTTAAAACATTCTTAGACAAGAAGACTAACTGTACAGTATTGCAACACGCAAACTGTGAAGCAGATGACTTTATTGCTCGTTGGATACAAAATCATCCTGATGATGAACATGTTATTGTTAGCAGTGACAGCGACTTTTATCAGTTGCTCACAGACAAAGTTACACAGTACAATGGCATTACTAATCAACACATTAGACTAGATGGTATTGTAAACGACAAAGGCAAGCCTGTGATTGACAACAAAACTAAAGAGCAAAAACAAATTGGTGACCCTGCTTGGTTGTTGTTTGAAAAGTGTATGCGAGGCGATAGCAGTGACAATGTGTTCAGTGCATTTCCTGGTGTACGTAAAAAGGGTACCAAAAACAAAGTTGGACTACTGGAAGCATTTGCTGACAGAGACAACAAAGGCTTTAATTGGAATAACATGATGCTACAGCGTTGGACAGATCACAACGGAGAAGAGCATCGTGTGTTGGACGATTATCAGCGTAATGTTACGCTTATCGATCTAACTGCACAACCACAAGATATTAAACAAGCATTAGACGAAGCTATTACAACACAGGTACAAAAAGTTCCTGCGAGTATGGTAGGCGTACACTTTATGCGCTTTTGTGGTTTACATGATCTACAACGACTCAGTGATAATGCTGAAGCACACAGTGAATATTTGAATAGCGCATATTAGTAATGGGTAAATACTTACAAGCTAGAGAAGTTGTAGAAAACAGTTTCTGGATAGTAGAGAGCAAGGGAACAAAAGTTGGCACTCTACGCAATAAACCAGAGGGTTATGTTTTTTATGAGAACACAAGCCGCACAGAAACTGTTTTGGATAATCTAGATAGATTTCGTTTTGAAAAACAAAAAATTAAAAAGACTGTAAACGCATCTACAAATGGCTATCCCACTAACGTTGATACTGTGTACAACGAACAGCTACAAGATACAGTGCCGGTATACACTAAAACCGCCACAAGTCAACAACATTTTGCGGCTGGATACTGGGGGATATTATTTCCACACGGATGGAGGCCAAGTTTCTGTCCTAGACTAAAAACATTGCAGGACTATCCGTATATAGGACCTTATACCAATGAAGCGGACATGTACCTTGCAATGAAGCGAAGGGTACAAGAAGATGAAAAAGCTATTAAGTTTACTACTGCTAGTGCCAGTGATAGCACAAGCACAACAGGCTAATCCTGATGACCAAAAAATGTTTATAGCTAGACAGTTTTGCGGACCATTTATGGATGTTTTAAAAACTCCAGAGAAATGGAAAGAAGGCATGTTGTTTACAGGAGATGGAGTAAGTTTCGAAGCACGTACAGGACAACCATATCAAGCTGGTGCGTTTTTCTTTGTGAATCAAGAAACAGGTACATGGAGTTTAGTAAACGTATACGGAGACGGAATGGCATGTATGGTTCAAACTGGAAGAAATTTTAAACCTTATGTTGGTGGACAACCTTGGGATAAAAAACCAGAAAAGCAATTAACACCATGACATGGATACTCACATTTATATATTTTTACGAAGCAGAGCCGTATGTAATAAAGTACGGAACATACGAATCAATGAACGATTGCTTCTTTGCTAGAGAAGCATTAGGTCAAGAACAAAGTGGTCAAGGAGGATACTTTCCGCCAGGGCAACAAGCAATCTGTATACAAATGCCAACGTCTACCTAATCAAGCTCATTCTATGCTGTTTTAACTAAATACATTAAAGCAGTAGAGAATGAGGGAAATATGGCCAGACCAAAACCAAAGATACTAATGGAGTTCACAGACCCCAAAAGTTATCGTAGTGAACAAATACTTCATGCAGATGCTATATATGCAGTATTTCACGACAACAAACCAATTAATTTGCGAAGCTTAAACAGCCTTGTAAACTTTCCAGGACCTAAATATAAAAAAGTAAGTTTTAGCAACAGCGGACATGCATTTAATTTGGCTACCAGACTTAATAAGTTATTCAAAACAGATAAGTTTACAGTGGTAAAATTATTGCAAGGCGAAACAATAGTAGAAGATGATGGTGAACAAGGAATGGTATAAAACTATACTAGAGCATGCTCAACGTACTCGTCCACACACTACACTAAAGGATCTGTTTAAAAACTATAGAAACGACACAGGGCTCAGCTTAACCAAGTTGGGCCTTCATGTTATTTGTGGTATGGATATCGAACGTGAAGAGTTTCCACTTCCCAAGATCAAAATTACTCCACGTATAAGACTATTGTTGGATAGATATATGCAATATCCTTATTACTTTGATGCTAAATGGCTAGTGTTGTTTAGCACAGAAGATCGTATATTCTATAAAATGTATGGCAAAAATTGGCAAAGTTTTATAGAACATATGGAAGAAAATATGTAAAAAAGATAAAAAAGTTGCAGAAAAAGGTTGACACCTAGACGTCTTGGTGCTATATTATATGTGTAAGTTAGATAAAACGGAGACGCAAATGTTAGACCAAACAGTAAAATTTGAAGATGTTGATGCTTTTGAACTTGAGATTGAACACTATAATGATCTTAAATGGCAACAAGGCTATGAAACTTCATGGAGTATGGACAACGGCATTATGAACCTTGAGGATGCGATTTTTACTAACAAGCCTCGAATTGTTTCATACAAAGTAATTAGCCACATGGGTGATAGTCTTGCTGATGTTGAATGGCAAACATTTACTTGCATGGCAAAAGATGGTACAGTTGGTGGACTTTGGGCCGCGGCTGAGAGTTGTTTTAAGCAAGCAAAACTTGCACTAGGCGACTGGCACTACTTCATTGAAGACTTTACAGTGCTAGATGATGGAAATTTAGAATTAGTAACTGGCTCTTAAAAGGTTGACACAGAATTTTAAGATGCTAAACTGTACATATAGTTAGAAACAACCCCAGGAGTAAAAACTATGTCACAAGAAACACAAACCCGCACAGTTACACTTGCAGAACTTAAAAAGTATGCAATGCATAACTTTAAAAAACAACGTCCGATGTTTGTTTGGGGACCGCCAGGTATTGGTAAGTCCGAAACATTCGAACAGATCAAACAAGACTATATTGACCGAGGTCAAACATGTCATTTGATCGACGCCCGTTTGGCACTTTGGGATCCGACTGACCTTAAAGGTTATCCTTATTTTGACCAAACTGCTAACAAAATGCGTTTTAGTGCGCCTGACGAACTCCCAGATGAGGAGATGGCTGCACAATACGATATAATTATTCTTTTCCTCGATGAGCTCAACGGTGCAAGCCCTGCAACACAAGCGGCTGCATATCAGTTGATTCTCAATCGTGCAATTGGCAAATACAAGCTACCAGACAACGTAGTAATTGCAGCCGCTGGTAACCGTGACACAGACAAAGGTGTTACGTATCGTATGCCTAAGCCGTTGGCTAACCGTTTCCTACACTACGAAGTACGTGTTGACTTCAACACTTGGTTCGATTGGGCTGTTAAAAATAATGAACACCCAGATGTAGTTGGTTACCTGAGTGTGTTTAAGAATGACCTTTACAACTTCGATGCTGGTAGCAACGAGCGGTCGTTTGGTACACCACGTAGCTGGCACTTTGTATCAGAGACAATCGCTGATGTAGAAGACTTTACCGAAGAAGAAGTAACTGATATGGTTGCCGCAGGTATTGGTGAAGGACTTGCTCTCAAGTTCAAAGCACACCGTGAGGTAAGTGGACAGTTGCCTAATCCAACAGACATTTTGGATGGTAAAGTAAAAGACCTTAAAACAGATAACATCAGTGCAAAGTATGCTTTGACTACTGCACTATGTTACGAGCTTAAAGAAGCATTTGCCAATGATGATAATGGCAATGTAAAATTTGATAACTTTCTAGAGTTTATGACTAAGAACTTCGAAAGTGAAATGGTTGTGATGGGTGCCACAGTTGCTCTTAGCAAATATGGTATCCGTCCAAAGTTCAATCAACTTAAAAACTACAAGCCATTCATTCAACAGTATGGCAAGTTGATTGAGCAGGCATAGGCAACTATGCTTCTGGGGGATAGTAGGGTCTTTAATGGCCCTACTATCATTTTAAAGGTTGACAACTATTCAAGATATGTTACTATATAAGTATAGCAAAGAACACAGGAGTGACTATGACAGACTTTGATAATGCACACGACAAGTTGGTTGCCGCACGTATTAAGATGCTTTTCAACCAACCTTTCTTTGGCAACATTGCATGTCGTTTAAAATTAGTCGATGTAACAGACGAGGGCTGGTGCTCTACAGCGGCTACAGACGGTCGTCACTTTTTCTACAATCGAGACTTTGTTGACAGTTTAAGTGTTCAACAAACTGTGTTTCTTGTAGGACATGAAATTGGACACTGTATATACGAACACTTCCTGCGTGTAGAAGGCAGAGACAAACAATATTGGAACATGGCAGGTGACTATAAAATCAACGGCATGTTGTTCCGTGAGAAGATCGGCGAGATGATTGATCAAGTAAAAATTTGTTTTGATGTTAAATACTGCGGCGACGAGTGGTATACTGAAAATGTATATGATGATCTTAAATCCAATCAAGCACCTATCCAAGCTACACTTGATGTCCATTTAGACATGGAAGGTGAAGGCGAAGATGGTAAGTCTGCCGCAAGCGGTGACGGAGAAGATCAAAACGGTAACAGTAAAGGCAAAGGCAAAAAGCCTACTATCTCAAAAGAAGATGCTAAGGCTATCTCAGACGAGTTGAAGAATGCTGTAATACAAGCGGCGCAGAGTGTTGGCGCTGGCAACGTTCCTGCAGAAATTGCACGTATGGTAAGCCAGCTTACAGAACCTAAAATGGATTGGCGTAACTGGATTCGTGCAACACTTGAAAGCACACTCAGCAACGATTTTACTTTTATGCGTCCTAACCGCAAAAGTCAGTTTAATAACGTAGTACTGCCTAGTATGCAAAAGGATGAGAAGATCGATATTTGTATTGCACTAGATGCTAGTGGATCAATTGGACAAGCTGACTGCACAGACTTCCTAAGCGAAGTACAAGGCATTATGGAACAGTTTGGTAGCTACAGAATCCGTATTTGGAGTTTCGATACTAGTGTATATGCATACGATGAGTTCACAGATGACGATGGCCGTAGCATTGAAGAGTATCAAATTGTTGGAGGCGGCGGCACTGACTTTATGTGCAACTGGCACTTTATGGAACAAGAAGGCATTGATCCTGATCAGTTTATTATGTTTACAGATGGCGAACCTTGGAGAGATTGGGGTATTGAAGGTTACTGTGATACACTATTCTTAATTAAAAATCGTTACAGCAAACCAGTTGCGCCATTTGGACAGTCTATCTACTATGAAGAACAAGCACAAAAGAAAGCAGCATAAAATGAATATTGAAACAATCACTCCCGGGAAAAGTTATACCTGCAAATTTGTTAAACGCAATATACCATTGGATAGACATGGCAGACCCGGTGGTATGCTGAGTTTGGCAGACTTGCCCATCGAACGATACGGCGATTATACTAGCCAAGGCGAATTGAGTGCTAGAGACACCAATACACGACTGGTTGAAGTTGTAGAAAACAACACCAACAAGACGTTTGTTGTGGGTTTTGATGATGTATGGGATCTAGTTGAGGCATAAGTAAATGCGTATTGTTGAACAAAAGAATAGCTTGAGCGAAGAAGATCTTGAATGGATCAGAAGCACTGATACAATTAAGAAGATGCTCAAGCAAAGAATTGTAGTGGAGTTCGATACAAATCCAGATATTGAAACTATAGATTTTAGTGGTACACGTGGCTTTTATTTGATTAAGAGTTTGGGTCATAAAATTTATCAGTTCTGGTTTGAAGAGAATGCAGACTATGAAGATTTTCGTGCTAATATTTTAGCATATAAAATGAGCAGTACTCAAATCAAAGATGATAAATAAGTACGTATATAATAATTTCGTTACAATAGGAGTTTATAATGAGCGAAGAACAAAACATTGAAACAACAGAAGCAACTGAAGCACCAGCGCAAGAAGAAGCGGTACAACTGGGTGTTGCAGATCTTCAAAATGCGGCACAAGTAATTGACGCCGCAGTAAGTCGCGGTGCATTCCGTGCAAACGAAGCAGCCCAAGTTGGTGCTGTTTACAACAAACTTGAAGCGTTTATCAAAAGTGTAGCAGACGCTCAAAAAGCCCAAGAAAATGCAGAAGCGCCAGCTTCTGAGTAAGGAGTAATCCAATGGCAAATTTAAAACACATTGGCCAAGTAGCTAATACTGGTCAAAAGTGCATCGTAGTTTTTAGAGAAATGTACGATGAAAACGGCGGTGTCGTCGATGGTAACCATTGTCTGGTAGTTGAAACAGAACGACTACCAGATATGGAACACGATGATCTCGCTAGACTTGTAGAGTCTGATTCAGCGCAAGAGGCCAAAGAGTTTTACGAAGTGTTACATCGTAACTTGTTTAGTGATGGAACAAGCATGCTTCCTAAACTGAGAAATATGGGATATCTAAGAAAATATCCTACTTCACAAATTCATTTAACACCTAACTCACACACGTCAGTTAAGTTAAGTGAAGTCAATGAAGTTCTTAGAAAGCAAGCAAGTGGTATGAGTCCACGTGATATTCAAAACACGATGGTAGATGATACTGACTCTGCTCCTCGCAATCACACAAGTTTAAGTCCAAGTCAAACTATTGACCAAGCAGTTCCTACAACAGAAGATGCAATGGACGATACTGCACTAGCAAAAACAATGCTAACGCAAGCTGACACTTATGAAGCAGAAGTCACACGCCTTCGCGAAGAAGCCTATGCAATGGCACCTGACTTGAAACCCAAGCGTGGTCGCCCTAAAAAGGCTACCGTCGATGCCAATACATAAGCGTGACAGGAACTTTCAAAGAATAGTAAGTGAACTTGAAATAAAAACTGTACCAACGGAATATGTGCAAACACTTGCGTTGGTATGTGAAAATGGCGACAGGATCTCTTTTTATGGAGAAGACTTAGATGACTACTCTGACGGAGATGTTGTCGCCACTCTTATACAACTTGTAGAAAACAACAATGATCTAGTCAGTCCAGTGATTGACGTAGAAATAGTTATTGACTATACTAAGTTAGAAAAAGATGTCAATCAAAAAACGAAAGAATTATTAAAGAATGACAACCGTTAGACTTGTAAACTATAGTAAACCTACAGAAGAATTCGAAAAAGAAGGCATCAATGATGTCCAAGACTTGATTGCTTTTTGTGCAAGAGTAAGTAATCCTAGCGCACAAATCAACAGCGATACAAGTGCTAAACTAATAAAATACTTAATCAAACACCAGCATTGGTCACCACTTGAGATGGTCAATGCTGTACTTGAAATCAACACTACCAGAGATATTGCACATCAAGTTGTGCGACATCGTAGTTTTGCATTTCAGGAGTTCAGTCAACGTTATGCAGATCCTGCTGAGTTTGGTGATCAATTTGTTACCAGAGAAGCACGTCTACAGGATCACAAGAATAGACAAAACAGTGTGGAGATCGACAGCGAGGAAGATATCCATTATGCTTGGGCTGCCAAACAACAAGAAGTTATTGACAAAGCCAAAGAAGTTTATGACTGGGCGATTGCCGCCGGTATTGCTAAAGAACAGGCAAGGGTTGTGCTTCCCGAAGGCAATACCAAGACAAGACTTTATATGAACGGTACACTGCGCAGTTGGGTTCACTATATCGAACTCAGAGGTGCAAATGGAACTCAGAAAGAACATATGGAGATCGCTCATGCTTGTGCTAAAGTTATTAGCGAGATCTTCCCGTTAATGAATGAA